TATTGTAAATAGTTCATTAAATGATGATGGAAAAATAAAACAATAAAAAAGGTCCCTATTTTAGGGGCCTTTTTTTTTAAGGTAATTATATACATGATGGCACAAGCACTTATTATTCAATGACAATTTTAAGTTGGCTTTCTTTCCATCCATAATATGGATTATCTTCTAAATGATAATCAATCCAACATTCAGGAATATGGTTTTTATCATACTTAGTTTCAGATACAAGAATTTTAGGACATTGTATTGCGTGTTTCCATTCTTGTCTTGCTCTTTCTATTCGTATGTCCTGCTGCCATTGTTCCAAATAGCAATCACCTATACCATTATCAATTAAAGTTCCTACTTTTGGTATTTTGACTATGTGTTTTTTTAATTTCATACTTCTCCAAATTTTTCGTTATTTTTAGTGCCATCAGGTATATAGTTCCCTTTTTTAATTTAATGTGCCATATGACGCATATAGTTCGCCTTTTTATTCGTCATTACTGTCTAAGAAATCATCCATTTGATATTTAATGTCTTTTTCATCCGGCCAATCGTTAATATAACCGTTTTCGTCAATTGTCAAAGCAATATAATCACCATATCCTGTATCATCTATTGCAAGTAGGTCAGGGACATAATCTTCTATTTCGTAAACGACATTCATGTTATTGTCATATGCGGTATAGATACCATCATCGCATACTTTATAAAAGACCTTTGCTGTTATGCCTTTAGTCCAATTAAGAATTTGTCCAGTCTTAATATCTATTAATATATTCCATCTACCATCTTTATCAATACATGGTATTCTTGGATTATCTTCATCGTCATCTTCACCATTTACTTCTGTATCCTCCCAATACCTAACCCCGGCGTTACAGCGTAAATATCTAACACCTCTGTAATTCCACAAATCTGATTTCATATCTGAAATTGAATCATAAACCGCCCAATCTTCAGACATCATATCAGTTTGGCTTGCCAACCAACCCGTCAAAACTTTATTGTCAGCCGTTTTCATACGTATGGACCCAAGACACTCCACTTCACCACCATTAGCGTCTGCAATTGCCTTTAAATGCGGTTCTTTGCACCATTCTGCTTTAATTGTTGCAGGTGGCATGTACCATAGATACATATTTTTACCATTCCATCCTTTTCTTGTTACAAATTTGCCATTTTTCATGGCTTCAATTGCTTCTCCGAAATTCATATTTATGTTCGTTTTTTTAACTGTTTATTTCACTGCTGATAATAATGTTAGCAAGCGTATTCTGTTACTTAGAATGCATTCGGTCTTAAAATGTTTGTTATAGCCAACAGCATATTTTGAGCCATGCTCAATATCACACTCGATAACAGAAAATGCTTTAAGGCCGTTGTTCTCGTGGGCCAATTGAGCTGCAACTTTTTCAGCGTCTTCTTCATTCACGAAACTAATAAATCCTCCACTACAAACAGCATCACCATTGGAATCCTTGTTTGTTTTAAGTCTTTTTAAACTATGGTGCAATCTATAAAAACTAAAATTTTTATGTCTGAACGGATAGACATACTTAAATTTTCCAAAAAGGTTAACATGTTGTTCCAAAACAATATATGTTCTTATATGACCAACGGCGCATTCATATGTTTGAGTTTTAACTAATATTTCTTCTACCATTTCTTTTGTCATTTTTAATTTTTATAATTTGAGCCTCTAACTAAAAAACCGCTTAAGACGCTTAAACCCAATGCTTGAAGCCATGTAATCTTAGTTAAACCGAAAATTATTGGCATAAGCCAATTCCATAACCACATTATAGGCAATGAAAAAATTAACGCTAAAACGGCAATTGTTACAATTGTGCACAAAATGTAAATTATAAAATCTCCCATAATTAAAATTTTTATTATTTATTGAACCAAAGAACATGTGTAAAATCAGTCCTAACCATATCATATGCAAAATCAGATGGCTTAACTATGATATTACTTTTTGCTGTTTCAGTTGCATAATATCCAATACCATCTTCATCAGTAAATACTTGGTGAACTTCATCACATAGTTCCTTAAACTTATTTATTTCATATAAAGTCCCTGACCACTCTTTTCCATATGTTAGAATCGGGTCCTCTTTCATTCTCAAGAATTTATCAACAGCAAACAATCTGTCTTTAACATCGTGTGCCTTATTACAAAATTCAGCAAACGACAGATTGTCTTTTAGGCATTCTGTTTCTATTTGAGAATATTTTTCATCAAGTCTATTTCTCTCAGAAATCAATTCATTATAGCTTTTTTCTTTATAAACAGTATAATCAAACATATTTTAAGACTTTTTCTTTAATATACAAAATAAAATATTGAAAAACAAATATTAAATACATAATTTTTTTTCCATTAAAAAGCACAATTATTAATGAATATATACAAAATTTTTATTTTTTTCAAAATTAACCACTAAACAACGACACGTTTTTACATTTTTATCTATTTATAAGAAAATAGAAAAAATGCCAGCAAAATTAACAAAAGAAAAATTTATAGAAAAAGCAAGAAAAATACACGGCGATAAATATGATTATTCAAAAGTGGAATATGTAAATAATAGAACAAAAGTTGAGATTATATGTCCAATTCATGGTAGTTTTTACATTACACCAGATAGCCATTTAATGTCTCGTGAATGTAAATTATGTGGAACTATTAGGGCAAAAATGAAAAACAGAATGAAACAAGACGTATTTATAGAAAAAGCAACCATTGTACACAACGAAAAATACGATTACTCTGAAGTAAAATACGAAAATACAGATACAAAAGTTAAAATAATATGCCCAGAACACGGAGAATTTTGGCAAACACCACACCACCATTTGCACGGAATAGGTTGCCCAAAGTGTGGTGCAAATAATATTTCTGAAAATAAACTATTTACAATATTAAAAGAAATTTTTAAAGATGCAGTGCAACAATATTCTCCTTCATTTTTAAAAGAAAACGGGCATAAACAATTTATTGACATTTTTATACCATCAAAAAATGTTGGAATTGAATACCAAGGAAGGCAACATTTTACTGCCATAAGTAAATTTGGAGGGGAAAAAGAATTTGAACTAACAAAACAAAGAGACGAAAAAAAATATTTGAAATCAAAGGAAAACGGTATTAGAATTTTATATTTTTCATATGAAAGAGATTTACCAGAAACTTATATTGACGAAATTTTTAAAAACGAAAATAAACTAATAAAAAAAATAAATGAATTATGATAATAGATTATGATTATCTTGCAACAGAATATTCTAAATGCTACAAAGACAAAAGTCGTATTTACATGATTCAACATTTTTTAAAAACATTTGATAATACAGTAAAAAAAGATGTGCCATTTAAACTGTTTCCAAAACAGCAATTTCTATGTCAAAATTTTGCCGCATCAAAAAATGTTGTTACTAGTAAATATCGTCAAGCAGGAATTACAACAACAGCAGGGGCTTACATTGCTTGCGAAATGATATTGGCTGACAAAGATTCACCGCAAACTGTTTTGGCAATAGGTAATACGTTGGACCTTGCACAACAAATGTTGTTTAAAATTAGGGATTTTTTACTTCAATTTCCATTGTGGATGTGGGGTGATGAATTTATGGATTTGGGATATGACCCAATGTCGCCACCTCCAAACAAAAATGTAATTTTTGATGTTTGTAACTCAAAAGAATTAAAATTAAAAAATGGATGTAGAGTAGTTGCACGTTCATCAGGCCCTGATGCATCAAGAGGTGTCGGTAAACAACACTGCCGACTTGCAGCGTAAGTTGCAACGATGAAATCCCGTAAAATCGGTGAAACCTAAGTCAAAAACGATATGGCAATACCGAGGTAAGTTAGTGGATTGCGAAAGGCCACTAAACACCGTAGAGCGTAGAAAGTGAATAAATATAATCTTTCCAAGAGTGCGGGACCCCAAAATGGGTGAAAATGTACGCCAAACTTATGAGAAATCATAAGAGTACGATGATAAAAAACTTCGTAATTAATTAAATAACAGGGTGTTAACTGGCTTATCTTCGATGAGGCGGCATTCATTGAAAACGGAAAAGATGTTTATGCGTCTGCACTTCCAACAGTTTCAACTGGCGGAAAAATAATACTTATATCTACCCCAAACGGTAAAGATATGTTGTATTATGAAACATGTAGAAGAGCAAAATTAAAAGGAACCGATGATTGGAACAATTTTGAATTGGTTGAAATGAAGTGGTATCAAGACCCTCGTTACAACAAATTTTTGGAATGGACCAAAAAAGACCCAGACACTGGTGAGGTGATAATTAAAAAAGAGCCAACTTTGGATAAAAACGGAAACATTAAGTACGATGAAGAGCATTGGGAACAAATGGTCAATGATGGATGGTCACCACGTTCACCTTGGTACATTAAAATGTGTCAACAATTCAACAACGATTCACAAAAGATTGCACAAGAGTTGGATGTTTCGTTCTTGGGGTCAGCATCAAACGTTGTTGAGCCTGAATTCATTGAAATGCAGGAAAAACTAAATGTTAGGGACCCATTATACGTTGACCCTATGGTAGAGGAAACTTGGATATGGAAAGAGCCAATTCAGGGTCACAGATATATTATGGGAATAGACAATTCAAGAGGTGATGCAGCAGATAGAACCGCAATAGAAATACTTGATATTGACGGAATTGACGATGATGGAACACCTTGCCTTGAACAAGTTCTAGAATACCATGGAAAAATGACGGGTGATAATGTTGGTGAACTTGCATATAAATATGGAAAAATGTATGGAGATGCTTTTTGTGTTGTTGAATGTATTGGCGGAGTAGGTGACGCAACTGTGTTAATGCTTCTTAGACTAAATTATCCTAATTTATACTATGATGACGCGGATTTGAATAAATATACAATGCAAAGAGATGCTTCATCGCTAAAACCAACAGAAGATGGTAAGTTACCTGGATTTCATAGTAATGCAGTTAGATTCCAAATGCTAACGGCATTTGCAAATATGGTTAAAACAAACCAAATTAAAATTAGGTCAAAACGTGTAATTGCAGAGTTGGATACATGGATTTACAAGGGGCCAACAGCAAAGATAGACCACCAAGACGGATGTCACGATGATACACTTACTTGTTTGTCAATGACAACTTTTGTACTGAATTTCTCTATGAAAAAATTCATAGCAGCAAAAGAAAAAGACAAAGCCATATTAAAAGCATGGACAGCAAGCGCAACGCTTACAGCGTCAACTCCATCGCATAACATTAAGGTTACAAGTGAAATAACAGTAGAGCCAAAAAAGAATTATCAAATGCCGTTCTATACAAATAAAGACCTTAAAAACGATAAATTTAGCCCATATAGATGGCTTATTGTGTAAAAAAATAATTTTTATGAATGATGATGAAATAAAGAAAATAATAAAAGAAGAGCTTGGAGTTTCAAATGAAGTCATAAACATATCGAAAGATATTTTGAAGATGTGTATTGAACGAATAAAAGACGCAAAAGTTGTTGAAAAAAACGATATTCTGATAAAAAAGTCGTTTAATTTTAATTATAAGATAAATGACAGTAACATATCAATAACCGTATATCATAGAAATTTCTTGAATAATGATTTGTTTATGTTGGATGGTAATGAATACATAACAAACGGTGCGTCAATTTTATTGGCAAAAAATCGCTCAATGTGCATATTAAACATTTTTTCAGTTTGTGGAACATTGCAAACCGAAAAGGCAATGGAGACAATACAGCATGAAGTTGAGCATATTTACCAAACGATTATGATGGGTAAAAATTTTGGAGGCGAAATAATGTATGCGAAGATTAAGACTGATTTGGAAAGCGATGATAATGACGAAAACAAAATAGGGAACATGATGTATCTTTCATTAAAGTCAGAGCAAGAAGGGTTTGCAAATGGCCTATATGCCTACATGATGGATAAGCCATTACCATATTCAGATGATTTGCTTATTGAAAGTGAAACATGGAAAAAATTCCAATTATTAAAGCAACTTGTTTATGAACTTGAAACTAATGAAAGCCTTAAAAAAAAGTTTAGTGTTTATTTTGAAAATTTTGGAGTCACAATAAACGATTTGAAGCAATCAATAAAGAATTTTTCTTCAAGAATAGGAAAAGTGATAATTAAAGTGAAAAACGATAAAATAAAACAAGGATGGAGATTTTGAAATAAGACAAAACAAACTATTTATAGTAAAGTAATTATTAAAATGATTAAAATAACAAAAGATATTGATGAATTGTTCAAATTAGTTCGTTCAGCTTTAGGGTCCCCTGTGAGAAGTGTTGAACTCACTAATGAACAATTATGTGATTTATTGGAAATGGCAATACAAGATTATTCATCGGCAGTTCAAAATGAAATCATATTGAATAATTGGATGGGTTTTTACGGAAAAAATGTAACAAACGCAAAAGATTTGATGTATGGATTCATGATGAGAAATCTTGACCTAACAAAACAGTATTCATATTGGTTCTCAAAGCAGGTAGGGCTTCAACAGGAAGGGAATTGGGAACTTAAAAAAGATTTCATTACGATTGAAGCAGGAAAACAGGTTTATGTAATACCTTCAGGAAGAACAATTAACAAGGTTATGTACGTGAATCCGCCTATGACAGATACGGCATTATTTGCGAACTATATGGGCGGAGGAGTTGGCTTTATGCCAGGACTTGGACAAGTTGGCGCAGGATATGGATATGGCGGTGGGCTTGGCGGATTTTATACCACACAGGCAATGGATGTTGCTTATATGGCAGCTGATTTGAATTTCAAGAGTAGGTTATTTAGGGGCGACCTTACATATAAAGTAACAGCAGGCCCTGATGGTACGCATTTATTGCATTTAATGTCAACACCTGGAAGTAAATTGTCATTTGGTTTCGCAGGAGCAGGTGTAAATGGCGGAATTGGACTTATCGGATGTGAGGTTTGGTACACATATTACGATACTTCAAATGGCGATGAAGACGAATGTATGCTATACCACGCAGATGACGTTATTCTAAGTCCTGAACAAGTTCCTATGGAAAATATGCAATATCAATTTTTGAACGACCCAGCAAAAGTTGTTGTGCGTCAATTATTAATTGCAAAGGCAAAACAAACATTAGGACTTGTAAGAGGTAAATTCTCAGGAAAAGTTAATATTCCACAGGCAGAGATGACGATGGACTACCAAATGTTGAATCAACAAGGTAAAGAAGAGTATGATGCCGCAATGGAAGCATTAATGAAACGTCTTGAAAGAATGAGGCCCGTTAATATGATGAAAGAACAAGCCGAATTAATGGAAAATAATGTTAAATTACAACAATATACGCCATTGGGAATATATGTAATCTAAAAAAATCGAATTATAATGAAAGTTATAAGTTTAGACGAAAACAAAATAAGGAAAATAGTGTCTGAAACGTTAAAAAGGGCATTGAAAAGACAATTGAGCGAAAGCAATTTTTACGATACGGAAGATTACAATTTTGAAGATTTTGTTGGCGATTATAACGATGCAATATTATCTAAATATTCTGACGATGGATTGCATGAAGTATTTGCTTCTTTGTAATCAGAATGGTATCAGCATATTGAAGATAAAGAACGTTTTGGAGAAACGGCTGATGATGAATATTTTTCTGGTTTTAAGAACTTCAAGGATTTTTGCCAAGATTTTATTAATGGCGTTGTATTTGAACAATAATTATAGTTCCAAAATTATATTCTATCGAATTTAATTTAAATAAAAGTACATGAAATTACATTATATCGAATTTAAAATGAAAGCGGTCATTTGACCGCTTTTTTTGTTAAAAAATCCACCACTCGGCATTTCCGTCATTATCAATGAAACGATAATTCCCATAATAAATCATATTGTCCGTTTCGGATTTTTTTTCCTTGTTTTTACGAAGCCTGACCCTATCCAATATCGAATCCCTTATAAAATTTCCATAATCACCACTAATGTATTTAAATCCGCTCACAATTTCACTTCTATATCTAACATTATCTATTGTAGTTTCCCAATATCCGCTCCATATACCCCAAAACCTAAGACGAGACATTGCTTCACTGCGGTATTTATTCAAAACAGTGAAATTAAGTGGCTTGTTTTTCTTTTTTCTTCTAAACAGTTTCATAATTCAATTCTAATTTATTGAGCAAGTTACAACCCATTCGCCATAATTTGGTGGCATTGGATAAGTTCTTGTTGGTTTAAAAATGTTTGGCTCTAATTGGTCATAATAAGGAACTGTTTTCTGTTGCCTATTGTTTAAGTCTGTAAAATCTTTCATTGCAAGCATTTCTGCAAGCGTTCTTTTATCACATTGCATGTATCTTTCTACTTTTTCTTCAAATGTTTCCATAATTAATATTTATATATAAATATATAAAAAAAACTATTTAAAGTCAAAAACTATTTATAATTAAGACAATTATTTATGGAAACTAATGAAAAATATAAAATAGGAATTGAAGACATAAAAAAAATGGTTTCTGAGTGCGTCAGGATTATATCTGAGGGCATGACTAAAATAACATACCATTTTTGTTCGTTGAATTCGTGCATTAACATATTAAAATCAGATTCGTTCCATTTGACATTATCATCAAACAAAGCGGACGCATATGACAAAAAAAGACTTTTTTACTTGTCAACGCAAAGAAGCAGAAGCAAGAGTATTTCGTATGCAAGTAAATTTGGCAGTTGTGTCAGGATTCAATTGGATGGTGATTTATTAAGCAACAATTATAAGGGAAATCCAATTGATTATTGGCAATATAAGCAAAAATATTATAATCCGGAATATGATTATATATACGGGAAAGGATTAACAAAGTCAAGGAAAGAGCATCGTGATTTTGAGATGGAGGATAGGGTTTTCTCGTACAATCCGACAATTGATAACGCTTCAAGATACATAAAAAGAATTGATGTGTTTCTTGATTTGTCAAGAAAAGACATGGCTGAAATGGAAAGGGATAGGGCTAAAACAATATTTATGCTATGTAGGAGATATCAGATAGGATGTTCAATATATTCTGATTTGGAAGCATTCAATTCAATGTCAGAAAACAACATAAATGCAGATATTGAAAATGAATATAATAATGGCTCTAATCCTTATGTTGACACGTCATACACAAATTCAGAAAGATATAAAGTATCTAAAGACTTAATGAAGGAAAATACATATGTCAGCATATTGGAACATTTATTCAATATTTTGACAAAGGGGAAAATGTATGAAAAAAATAACGAATCGTTTGAGATAATAGCAAACACATTGAAACATTTTGGGCTTGAGAAATATAAAAACAGTTTAATTAAAAAAATAAGAAAGTCGTATGGGATAAGTTTCAAGGAAAGTTGTGAACTTTTGTCTTCAACGTCTAATGCTCCAATCAGGAAGTTGAACTCGGAAGAGTTTCCAAATGATGACGATTCAAATAGGATAATGAGACTTGGGGCATATGTATTGAAAAAATACAATGTTTCTAATTTTGATGATTTAAAGAATGTTTACTTATAATCAGATATTTTTATATTAATTAATAATTAAGCATATACATATGGCAAATAGCAATCAAACTATATTTCAAAAATTAACTGATGTATTTAGGGGCTCAAACAGCAATTCTGTTCCACAATCCGTTCAAACATCAAGAAATTTTGCTGATAGAAATGAAGTTCTTTTTAGCACCAATGACAGGGCTGAATACGAAAAAAAACTTGAAACATTCAAGCAGCAAAAATATTTAGCATATCAATGGAAAAAAGCAGGTGCTGACAATTCGATGGAAAGTTTAGCAGGGTATAATGCTGTTAAACTAATGTATCGTGATGTTGATTTGATGGATGGAACTTGTGAAATCGGAAGCGCACTCGATGTTATATCGGAGGAGGCTTGCCCAATTAATTCAGATGGTTTTATGTTGAGAATATATTCAAAATCACAAAGGACAAAATCAATTCTTGAGGATTTGTTTGTTAACAGACTTCACATTTATACGGAATTACCGATGATTGCTCGTCATTTGACAAAATATGGAAATACTTTCATGTTGTTGAATATAGATAAGGCAAATGGCGTTATGGGATGGATGATGATGCCTGTTTACGAAGTTGATAGAGAAGAGAATGGATATGGTTCAACATACGCGCAAACTGTTCCACAACAAGCAACAGACATTAAGCCTGACGAAATTAGATTTGTGTGGAAAGGTCATAACGGAGACAATGCATATTTCAATTGGCAAGTTGCACATTTTAGACTATTGAATGATTCATTCTTCTTGCCATATGGTGTTTCGATGTTGCATAAGGCACGTAGAGCTTGGAGGATGTGGTCAATGATGGAAGATGCAATGCTTATATGGAGATTGGATAAAGCCATTGAAAGACGTGTATATAAAGTTTACGTTGGCGCAATTGATGATGCCGATGTTCCGGCGTATATAAACGAAATTGCAAACAACTTTAAGAGAACGCAAATAATTGACCCAATCACTGGCCAGGTTGACTTGAGAAAGAATTTCTTGGATGTGTCAAGTGACTACTTTATTCCTGTAAGAAGAGAAGATGCACCAAACCCAATTGAGACGTTGCAAGCGGCAAATAGCCAAGTGCAAATGGAAGACATTGAATATATGCAAAATAAGATATTTGCAGCAATGAGAGTTCCTAAAACATTCTTGAATTTCCAAGAAGCACAAGGTAAGGGGCAAAATCTTTCATTTATGGATATTAGATTTGCGAGAATGATTAACAGAATTCAACAATTCTTGTTAATGGAACTTAACAAAATTGCAATGATTCATTTATACTTAATGGGCCTTTCGGATGAACTTGGAAACTTTTCATTGACATTGAACAACCCGTCAACAATGATTGAATCACAAGAACTTGATGATTTGCAAAAGAGATTGACAGCAATGCAAACGGCATTAGCGGACCCTGGAACTGGAATACCAATGATGTCAATGCACAGAGCATTAAAGAAAATCATGAAGATGAGTGATGCGGAAATAAGGGATATGTTCAATGAAATAAGATTAGAAAAGGCAATGGCAGCAGAACTTCAAGCAACGCCTAATATAATCAAGCATTCAGGAATGTTTGACGTAACCGACAGAATATATGGAGATTATAACGCAATGCATGGTGCTAATGACCAACAACAGCCAGCAGAAGGAGAAGATACCGGCGGTGGTGGCGGTGGTGGAGCACCAATGGGCGGAGGCGGAATGGATATAGGAGAGCCAGGAGCAGAAATGGATGGCGATTTAGGCGGAGAAGCAGGTGAAACCGATATGGAAGGAGCGCCAGACGCAGATGAAGGTGCACCAATGGAAAACAGGAACAGAAATAAAAACATCATTACTGAACAGCCAAAGGCTAAAGCCGTGAAATCATTCACAAAAAGATATTTTGAAGGGATAAATGAATCACAAACGAAAGGAACAAAATCTTTCTTTGATTTATATATGAATCTTTTGTCGGAAAGCCAAAAGCAAGAAGAAGGAGAAACACCTGAAGACGTAATAGACTACGACATAAAGAATGCAACTTTGCAGGAAAACATTAAGAATATTTGCGATAAAATTGACTCTTTGATTGATGAAGACGAAATTAACCGTGAAACAATTATCAACGAAGCAATGTCAGATTTAGGCGATTTTTCAGGTGACACAATAACAGATTAAAACAACTAAATAAACTATTTATAAGAAAAATTAGAAAATGGAAAATACAATAAATTCCTTCAAAACCATAAAAGAAGTAGAAGATTACAGAAGCAAAATAAACGAAGAATGCAATGAAAGAATCAATTTCATAAAAATGGTCCAAAAGGCCGATAGTTTATCAAACAGCACGTTTGGTTACATAAAAGAATGCTTTGAATCATTATCACCTGAATTATTTGCATCAAAAAAAGGCAAATCAATACTAAACAAATATACAGCAGCAATAAAAGAAAGCAAAAACCTTTCAACAATGCACAGTATATGCGAAGCAATAAGAAAATCAGGTAAAGGAACTGATACTTCATTCGTAATAGACAAAATCTTGGAAAGCAGCCAAGCAGGAATGGATAGAGTTAGCCTTAAAAAAGAAATAAAATCATTAGGAATGATTTTGGCTGAAGGCTATTTGTATATCGGAGAAAAAGCAAACGATTTATTACCAAAAGAAAACAATAAATTATATTCCGCAATCGGCTATATTACAGAAAATAAGAGCAATTTAAAGAACATAGCGGAATATACAAATGCACTTGAGGTAATCAAGGAAAACATAGAAAACAAAGAAAAGGAAACAAATGTTTTTGAATCAAGAAACTTGGATGATTTAGCAAATGAATTGTTGGAAGATTTCGACAAAAAATACTCAGAAAGTTTAAACGAAGAAGAGGCAAAAGTGCTAAAGGAAATTGCATCAAGCGAAAACCGTGAGCAAATATTTGAGAAATACAAGTCATTGTGCTCCGAATCAATTTTAGCGGCAAAAAAATCATTTGATGAAAATGGTGACGAAAATTCAAGCAAAAGGCTATCTTCTGTCCTTGAACAAGTGAATAACAAAAAATATTCATTGGATACGGTTGGCGAAGATATTTGTAATTTAATAGAATTATCAAATATTTTTGATTAATGAAAAAAGTATTTATCACAGAATCACAGCTCAGGAAAGTTGTTATACAGGAACAATATGAGAATTTCCTCGTACAGCAGCTTAATGAATCATTGGATTTTAATACCTTAAAGAAAAAAATAAAAAGAGCATTATTGGCCGGTGTTACTGCATCTGCCATATTAGGAGCAGTATCAAGGCTTGACATTAATGACGTAGAAAAACACACATTGGAGCAAATGGTAAATACTGAAATAGTACAAGACAAAACAGAAACGCAAAATGATTCAATACATCAGCAAAAAGTTGACGCTTGCAGGGATTATATGGAATGGGCAATGAAAAATCAGGGATTTGATTGGTCAGCAACAAAAGTAACTCCTGAAGCAATAGTTGATGCCTGTGAGGAAAATAATTTTAGCATACCATTCACAATGGCTGTCGCAAATTTGGAGTCTTGTTTTGGGCAAACGCCAAGGGCAAAACGCACAAATAGCATATTTTCAGTTGGTTCTTATGACGATGGAAGAAACGTTTACACATTTTCAACCCCAAACGAAAGCATAGCACATTTTATAAAAACGATTAAAAACGACTATTTGCTAAACGGGAAAAAAACAATTTCAGACCTATTGATGCCAAATCAATTCGTCAATATGAACGGAGACAGGTATGCTAAAAACCAAAAATATGAGAGCCAAGTCAAAAACATAATGAATAGGATAATAAAAATGTACCCAATATTAAACACATAAAAAATGGCGGTGTCAAACATCGCCATTTTCTTTTTTTCCAAATTTTCTTTGTAACAGCATCTTCATTTTTGCCTCTTGCGTTTTTTCTTCATATTCTTTTAATTTTGCCGTATATAAAGCAAACGCTTTTCCAATCCTTTTAATTAGATAATTGTATGCGTATTTTGTGATTGAAATTATTTTGTCCCCTACTTCATTTGTCTCACAATCGAATATACCGTTGTTAACAAACCAAAATTCAGCAAGAAAATAATATGTGCTGTTTTCTTGCTTGTATCCGTTAATTGTTTTTTCTGCATTTTTAAGCATTGAATACAATTCGTTAATGCCATTATCCAAAATAAACTGCCTATAACTTTCATAATGCTTTTTCTTTTTAATTGCTGTAGAATATGTACCGTTGACGTATGAGTTTATTTCGTGCTCGTCACAATAATACAATATTTCACACATTGTACTGATACATGGATTCCAATTTGAAATGCCATTCGTTATTATATCATAAACGTCATTATATTGGTCTTTTCCTGATTTTTTACATTCCCAATAATGGTTGCATTCATGCATTATGGTGTCGTTAAGGTTAATTTTGTCCAATTTTCCACCTAACATGTATATACTTAGGTATATTGTGTTTTCTCGGTATGAATACCCATCATAACGTCTTGTTTCGTTAAACCATGAAACAAGTTCTTCCTCTGTGTTGAAATCTTTGAATGTATAATCAACGTTAACATCGGACAATTCCGTCTTTACGTTAAATGTCTTTTCATTAACACCTTGTCCGATTAATGAATAAACTTGCCTTTCTATTAAGTTTGCAAGCCTAACAACCTCGTCTGCAATACCCAATTCTTCATTAATCACATTGTCAATTTGCTCTTCAAGCATTTTTTTGTTTTCGTTCTTAATTAACTCTTTATCAACAAATGTTTCTTCTTGCGGCATGACCAATGTATTATCTACTATCCTACTCATTTTACAAAAATTCTTAGTTCTTCTTCAACGGGAACAATTAAATTACCCTCCGGATACTCGGTCCCATCACCACAAGTTAAATCCCCGTTAAATTTTATTTCAAACCATCCATTAAAAACACCTTTTTTAGCAACATCACGCTCTTTCCATTTATATTGAAGTATGTATTTTTCATCACAACCGCCATCATTTGCAAGAACAATGTTTGCATTTGCTTTGGCAACTTTTAATAATCCAGTTTCTTCATCTTTCATACTAAAAGTTACAACGCTGTCTTGTAACGCATCATTAATCAATGATTTTTGGAAATCATATCTACCATCGTTTATCAATTCCATCTCTAAAACCGGATTGATAGAATATTGCCTAACATAGAATTCCTGAGCCATAATTTAATTTTTTCTATAAATAGTTCATTTTCTTGATTTATAGTATTCAAAACCATTCTCTTTTATATACTTCTTTATGCCTGGTATTATCTTAGACACACATTCTTCATTGATTTTTTTTGTCAAATCAACAAATTTTCCACAAGACTTTATTTCATCTGTTGGTTTTACAAATACCTGCATTTCAAAATATGATTTTTTATTCATTGCAATTCTTCCATCAGCAATGTCAGAAACAAATATAAAGCCATTCTTACACATTCCGCTTTCTTGTATAACATCTTCAATAAGAGACTTTGTTTTTTTCTCAATTCTTGATATATACGGCTTGTAAGTTTCCTTTTCCTCATTTGGAGAAATATAAGAGCCCAATTCAATATAAATAACCTCAGGATTCTTTTTATCCATCGTTCCAATCTTTATCTTAAAGTCATTGTCCTGAAATTTCGATTCGCTTTTTATCCTTTTCATTTTAGTTTTTTAAAAAATATAATATTTTTTAAAAAAAAGTCAAATCGCAAAAAAATAGGAGTCCTTGCGCACGGGCTCCTTTTATGGCTAACCTTGTGACCTCCATTGGAGATTTGGGCAGTGCCAGTATTTTCAATCCATTAACATATTTCCCAATCTTTGTTTCTTATAAATAGTTTGAACAATGTTATTTTTTTGTAATTTTAGTTTAAAATTAAAACTATTTATAACAAAGAAGTTAAATAAAATGATTAGACATTTTTTCTTAGATAAGACAAATACAATACTTGAAAATTCACTTCAAAATTTGGGCCTTAACCCAATAATGAGTGTTGGCTATGGACAATTTTTGATGAGAGGGTTGTTGCATTTTGACATTAATGAAATCAAGGAACTTATCAACGACAAAACTTTTGCTGACCCAAGTAAATTGAAATTTACTCTAAAAATGACAAATTGTTTTTCAGTTGATACGGTCCCATATGACAAACCAATACATATATCGCCTGATTTCTTGTTTGAAAGGGCAAGTTCATTTGATTTAATGCTTTTCAAGCTACCTATGAACTTTGATGCAGGACGTGGGTTTGATTATACTGATGATTTCTACATTCAGCAGAAATTGGCATATGCAGAAGATGGGTCGAATTGGTATTTTGCAAGCAAGTTAGTTCCATGGAAATATGAAAGGGAGAAATTTTATCTTGATGCGCCAAAACCATTAAATATTAATAAAAAAAGATATTATGACAGAAAAAGGTCAGATGAAATAAAAGAAGATATTCTTAAATATATAACTGACTATCATGATGAACTTGGCATTAAAAGGAATTGTAATGAGTCAGGCATAACAACATTCAACTGTGAAAAAATAAGACAGGATTTAAAGGAAATTTATTGTACATATTCCTTAAATGAATACGCCTTACATGGTGGTATATATTCTAACGAAACTTTGGAAGAAGAATACGAAAAATATGTAAATGGCGAAGATTCAATCATAATAGGGACACAGCATTTCGATTTTGGAAGCGAAAACCTATCAATTGATATTACAAAGTACATAATGGATGAATTGAGTGACGAATTGGACCCAACTTTGGAAGAAGATGAGAAAAAACACATTGAAAATTATGGCCTTTGTCTTGCATTTATTCCTTGTGACGAAAAAATAGGTTCATATTTGACTGAATATTATGTCGGATTCTTTACTGACAACACAAACACGTTTTTCCATCCATATATTGAGTGTGTTTATGACGAATACATAATGGATGATAGGGAATCATTCACATTGGGAAGAGAAAACAACCTATATCTTTATGTTTTTGACGATGGAATACCAACAAACTTGGATAAAATACCATCATGTTCCATAAATGACGAGGAAGTACCGGTAAAACAAGTCACAAAAGGCGTTTATAAAGCCTCTATAAGAAGTTTAACCCAAAAATTGGAGAAGGGTTCTATCTATTATGACAAATGGTCTAAAATAGCCTTAAATGGCGTTAAAAACGATGATGTTGAATTGGAATTTTCAACAAGGCCATTATCAAACAAATTAATAATTAGTGAAAAGTCATATTCTAAAAATTCATTGGTTCCTTCATTGTCAGGAATAAACGATAACGAAAAGTTAAAAAGAGGTCAAGAACGTGAGGTTTTGGTTGATTTCAGGGAAAAGTTCTCAACAGATAAGAGACAATTAATATCAACGGGAGAATATAGAATTTATGTTTATGACGGAAATCGCCAATTTGATGTAATACCATACACAAAGATAGAAAAGGGATTTTTGGATAACTTTTTTAAGATATATACAAATGATTTCATACCAAACAAATACCATATTGACATTAAGGTAAATGATGGTAGGGAAATAAGATTTTTTGAAAACGTATTATCGTTTGAAATAGTGAGTGATGTGACAGAAAGATATGAATGATAAAAAAATGGAACAATATACCGTTGACGGGAACTAATTGAAAGCATGCTTGAAAAGGCGTGCTTTTTTTTGTTTTATGGCACTATTTATAGATGTAAATAAAAAACTGATTAATTATGAAGACAAATCATCAAATGAATTATTATGACTATGGCAAAAACCTTGACATACAAGGAGTTATGCCAGTAATTGGTGGGGGGGGGGTAAACCCTGACACCCACGAATATGTCGACCTTGGTCTTAGTGTAAAATGGGCGACATGCAACATTGGTGCAAATTCGCCTGAAGAAGCCGGATTGTATTTTGCTTGGGGTGAGACTCAAGGGTATGCATCTGGACAAGTAGGTACTGACAAGTATTTTGCGTGGGATGGAGACCATGCGGACTATGAGTTAGGGAAATACAACACTGGAGATAGTACCAACTATGGTATGACCGAGTACAGCAACACGGACAAAAAGACGGTACTTGACCCTGAAGATGACGCTGCAACGGTTAATTGGGGCGAAGAATGGAGAATGCCAACAGTAGAAGAATTTAATGAATTGACAGCAAAAACGGAATACGAATGGACGACGTTTAATGGTGTTCAAGGTGGTAAGTTCACTTCGACAGTTGAGGGCTATACCGACAAGTTCTTGTTTTTCCCTGCTGTTGGTAGCGCAGCAGGCGGCGAAGTTGGCGATGTTGGTGGCGGTGGCGACTATTGGTCTGCTTCTTTGGGCAGCAAGGGTGTTAGCAGCGCTTGGAGGCTCAACTTCCTCGATGGGAGCCGTGGAGTGGACAACGATGTCCGTTACTATGGCTTCGCTGTGCGTCCCGTTCGTCTTTAGAACCTTTAAGAACAAAGCGCAATAAAGGATAAAAGAAACACATACCCTACAATGTGCAACAAGCACAGACAAGGGTATGTGTTTGTAATAAAAAAAACATTGTTTATGAAAGTCAAAGACATTTATGAATTTGAACGTAACAGAAATTATAGTTCAGATAAATATATAATTAGGTTTTTTTGTGAAGGAACTTGGTGGAGAGCTTACGAATGGAGTGCATATCTCGCCCATAACTTTCCAAACGGAATTGAAGAAAACAAGAAACTTTTGGTAACAAAAAAGCATTATAAAGAGCTAAATGCAGATTTGGTTGTTGTTGGGCTGCAACTAAAGTCGTTTGAAAAATATTTCCCTAGCATAAAAACAGATGGCGATTCTTTTTCTTTGGAAAACGGATATATGGACATTGATGTAAAAGACTTCTTAAATGATGATATTGAAAAACTTGTGGACTATAAAGGCGCTTTTGAAAGTTGGAAAGAAAATTTCAAAATATCAGTTAAGCAAAATGAAAAATGTGGCAAAATTGATGAAACCAACAATTCAACCGGTAAAAACGATGTATATAATATTCTCCACGAAATATCAGACTATCAGATATCGAATAAGACCCTTGTCGAAAGCATAACATTTTTGAATTACATTCAGACAAGAATGAAAAAAATCCTGAACTAATGGGGGATTAAAGGTTCATAGGTCATTCGTCACATTTGATGAAAAAGAATGTATTGGTATGCGACTTTGAAATAATTTCACATAACAATCTATAGGTAATGGCCGATATTAAGTTCTTGTTTTTCCCTGCTGTTGGTAACGCAGCAGACGGCAAAGTTAACAATATTGGTGACAATGGCAACTATTGGTCTGCTTCTTTGGGCAGCAAGGATGTTAGCAACGCTTGGAAACTCAACTTCAACGATGGGAACCGTGAAGTGAACAACAATAACCGTTACTATGGCTACGCTGTGCGTCCCGTTCGTCTTTAGCACCTTTTTCCTCCATTTATTCTTTTATTGCTATGGTTTTTTCATTAACCAAGAAACAGTTACTTTTTGAACTTTACATTGCAGAAGAAGACGCAAGAAGACATAAGTCAAAGAAAAGATATGTCATAGAGTTCGAGAAAAACCTGCATAACAATCTTCTAAAGCTTTGCGATGAATTATACTATCACACTTACAAGCCACAACATTCTGTATGCTTTATAATTAAAGACCCTAAAAAACGAGAGGTTTTTGCCGCAATGTTTAGAGACAGAATTGTTCTTCACCTATACTTTAACCTAACCCATAAGTTATTTGAAAAAACATTTATTTATGACACATATAGTTGTATAAAAGGAAGGGGTACGCATTTTGGCATTGAAAGGCTTTCAGGACATATACGAAAAGAGAGTTTAAACTACAATATGGATTGTTATATCCTTAAAATGGACATTAAAGGATATTTTATACACATTGACAGAAAACTGTTGTTTGAAATAGCACATTCTACTTTGGAAAAAGAACGATACAGAAAAGTATCATCAAATTCAAAACTCGAATGGGACAATGTAATTGATTTTGACTTCATACACTATCTAACAAATGAATTGGTTATGCTTGACCCAACGATAGGTTGCATTTTTAGGAGTAATCCTTCTGAATGGGATGACCTTCCGAAATCAAAAAGTCTATTCAATAGTCCTAAAGGATTTGGGCTACCAATAGGAAATTTGACAAGCCAACTGTTCAGTAATGTTTTTTTAAATTTACTCGACCAGTTCTGCAAACGGGAACTAAAATGCAAACATTACGGAAGGTATGTTGATGATTTTTACATAGTAAGCAGAGACATTGGCTACTTGCGGTCAATAATTCCAAGAATAGAAAGATTTCTTAAAGAAAGACTTCACCTTGATATAAACAAAGGAAAAACCAAAATAGCTAACTATAGAAATGGCGTTGAATTTTTGGGAACATTCATAAAGCCATACAGAAACTATGTTTCAAACCAATGCCTAAGAAGGATGAAAAAGAAATTGATTCGTAACGAGAGAAATGGATGGCACAATGGAAAAAACATAGAATGCTCTGTAAATTCATACATTGGCGTATTTATGCACAATTCTTCTTACAACATAAGGAAAGAATTGTTTTCAAGCATGAAACACATAAATACATGCGGAATTTTTAACAGCAGATACTCAAAATACTACAAAGTAATAGAATATCCATAAGTATTGAAAAGGTGACAAGTTATTTGTCACCTTTTTATGTTTATTTTATTTTGATTTTTAATTAAAAAATTGTATATTATAAACAATATAAAATCAAATATTATGACATTAGAAGAAAGAATTCAAAATGACCTTTTAATGGCCACAAAGGAAAAGGACACGGAAAGGGTTGAGACATTACGATTGGTAAAGTCAGAAATAATGAAAGCGAAAACGGCACCAGGATTTGATGCTAGCAAATTTGATGATAATGCTGTCCAAAAAATAATGCAAAAAATGTGCAAAGAAAGGGATGAGGCTGCTGATATATACAAGGCAAACAAAAGATTAGACCTTGCCGTTTGCGAAATAAATGAAAAAAACATAATAAGCGAATATTTACCAAAGCAAGCGACAGAAGAAGAAGTAATGTTGGTTGTTGAAAGGGTGATTAATGAGTTAAATGCCACTTCAATTAAAGACATGGGTAATGTGATTAAGAAGGCTTCTTCTGAACTTGGAAGCCGTTCTGATGGAAAAACCATTAGCACGATTGTGAAAAAAATATTGAGCAAATAATAAATAAATAAATAATAATAAATTAATTTTCAAATGAATAAAATTATTGGGATAGATTTAGGTAGCACCGCTTCTGAAGTTGCAATTATGGAAGGTGGGACTCCTACTATTATTGTTAATGAGGAAGGACATAGAATAACACCTTCTGTAATCTCTTTCTCGAAGGATGGCGAGAGAAAAGTCGGTGATGCTGCAAAGAGACAGTCTGTAACAAATCCAAAGGGAACCGTTGTGCTCATCAAGCGTTTCATGGGTGGTACATATGACGAAATCAAGGACAATATCAAGCATGTCCAATACGATGTAATCAATTCAAACGGTAATCCTCGTATCAGAATCAATGGAAATGAATACACACCAGAAGAGTTGTCTGCAATGATTTTGTGTAAACTTAAAGCATCGGCTGAGAATTATCTTGGCGAGCCGGTAACAGATGCCGTGATAACGGTTCCTGCATATTTTAACGATGCACAAAGAGAGGCGACAAAAAAGGCTGGAGAAATTGCCGGATTGAATGTTCGCAGAATTGTTGCAGAGCCAACAGCTGCCATTTTAGCATCGAATATTGACATGAATAAAGGCGGAAAATACATGGTAGTTGATTACGGTGGTAAATGTTGTGCCTCCGCGTCTTTTATGGCGAAAAATTAAAAACGGATTAATTGCGGAGAACCCCACGCTATTATAATAGTGAAAAGAGAGCTTTAGATACCGCACTTGGTGGTGACATACAAGGTAGCAGACAGCTTAATTACTGTTGGATGGTAAAAAGTCTAAAGATTGGGCAACCGAAGTAAGCGCAGCTGAGTATCTTAGAAATAAGATAAGAGTTCAACGACTAGGAAAAGTAATCTTAGCATTTTTAGATGAAGATAAAATTCCCAAGAAAATCCGTTAGTATGTACGACTTTTGATATATTACACTATTTATATATAAAATATAAATTATGGAAAATATAGAAAAAGTTTTAGAAAATGGAATAATATCGCTCTTTGACAAGTTTGGAAACAAAATTGATTTTGATAGGAAGGAATTAAAATATTATAAATCGAAATATTCTTCAGTACCAAAAGATACTTTAACTTTGTTTATTGACGATAAGCCTCTTGTTAATTTAAGGGATAATAAATATCATGTTTCTTTTAAATGTAATTGTGGTAATATATCGAAAATACATTTATCAAAATATTTGAAAAAAGATAAGATGTCATGCTGTAAATGTAGAGAGAATGAAGAAAAAATAGAATGGCACAAAAAGTATTTTGAGATGAAAAGAAATGGTATGGAACGAGGAAACAAAAAAAGGGGTAAAACGGTGATATATGATTTTGATAATGAAAGTGAAGAGTTTAAGAAAAAATATTTTGAAAGAAATTTAACTGAAGAAGAATTTTCAGAAATAAAACATTTAATATATTCAGTAGACGGAGTTGTTGTTAAAGATAAAAACTTTGATTTTTTAATTGCAGAACCATGTTTTAACGCTAAAAAATATTCTCAAGCTATTAAAATTGACGGAAAGGTAATTAAATTGAAAAACATAAATATAATTTGTTGTAAATGTGGAGAAATTTTTCATATAACAAGGCAATTAAAAGAACATTATAGAAATGGTAATTTTTATTGCAAGCCATGTGTATTTACAAATTTTACTTTTTCAAGAAAAAAACATGAAAGCGGATTAATGTATCAAAGTAATGAAGAACTTAAGTTTATAAATCGATGCATTGAAAATGGAATAAAAATTGAAAACGGTTTAAAAATACCATATTTTTTCAATGGAAAAATGCATGTTTATAATTCTGATTATTTTTTGCCGGATTTAAAAATTATTATTGAAATAAAAGATAATCATATTTGGCATAAAAAACAAATTGAAAGTGGGAAATGGATAGAAAAAGAAAAAAGTGCAATAGAATTTTCAAATAAAAATGGTTTTAAATTTCAGTTATTGTTTCCAAATGATATTGATTCATTTTTTAAGCATATGAAAGAGATAGTCTGAACACTATTGAAAAATAGTGAAATTAGGATAAAGAGCCTAATGATAACAAATTGTCAACGTTAGATTTTTCAATTGCCGATATTTCAGATGGCGTAGTTGAAATCAAGGCATCAAATGGTGATGTATATTGTGGAGGTAGTGACCTTGATAAGATTGTGTCTGATTATGTCGTTTCAGAGTTTAAAAGCAAAGAGGGCGTTGATTTAAGTAATGACCCAATGGCAATGCAGAGGATTTTAGAGGCCGTTGAAAAGGCAAAAATCGAATTATCAAATTCAACTTTAGCTGAGATTAATTTGCCTTATATTACAGCTGTTGATAATAATCCAAAGCATCTTATTACAACAATTACAAAAGCGAAGTTTGAACAATTGATTGACAAGGAAATTCAAAAAGTGATTAATCTTGGAAAAGACGCACTTGTAAAAGCAAATATACAAGCAAGCGAACTTGAAGGCATTCTTCTTGTTGGTGGTTCAACCAGGATTCCAAAGGTTCAGGAAGAATTGACGAAAGCATTTAACAGGCCATTAATCAAGAATGTTAATGTTGATGAGGTTGTTGCGCTTGGTGCAGCTGTACAAGGTTCAATTATAAATGGAGAAAAAACGGATGTTTTGCTACTCGATGTAACACCTTTATCACTTGGCATTGATACCATGGGAGGTGTTATGGCTAAAATCATTGACGCAAACACAACAATTCCATGTAAGAGAAGCCAAATTTTTACAACGGCTGAAGATAACCAACCTGCTGTTACAATTGTTGTTGCTCAAGGTAACAGACCCATGACAAAGGATAACAAGATGATTGGCATGTTTACATTGGATGGAATTATGCCGGCCAGAAGAGGAATCCCTCAAATTGAAGTTACGTTTGACATTGACACCAATGGTATTCTTTCTGTATCTGCCGTTGATAAAGCAACGAACAAAGAGCAGCATATCACAATTGAAAACTCTTCTTCACTTTCAGATGAAGATATTGAAAGAATGAAGAAAGAAGCCGAAGAACATGCTGAGGAAGATAAGAAAGCAATTGATAAGGCAAATAAAATCAATGAAACAGAGACTTTTGCCTTTATGATTGAAAAATCTCTTGATGAAGTAAAACTTGATTCATTAACAGAAGAAAAGAAAGTGGAAATAAAGAACGCAATCAACGAATTAAGGGATGAAATCAAATCAGGCGACTTGGATAAGATAGAAACTAAGAAGAAAGAACTTGAAGGACTTTGGAACCCTATAGCAGAAGAGCTATACAAGTCTGAGTCAGGCCAAAATCCACAGGACATAAACAATATGTTTACGGGAGGAAATCCATTTAGCGGATTTACTGGGGATTTTAAGAGTAATCCATTTGCAAAGTAAATTGTTCGTATTATTTATTTTTGGAAGTCAGTCCTACTGGGCTGACTTTTTTTGTTTAATTAAAAACTATTTATAGATAAACTTAATGACATGGAAAAAGAAAAAAAATTACAAATAATTTGTGTTATAATTGGTATTTTAATTTTTAGTGCTATAGGGTTTTATCTTGGAAGAAAAACAATAAATTCTGATACCCCAAAAACAGAAATTGTTTATATAGAAGGTGAAACAATAACAGATTCAATACCATATCCTGTACCTTATGAAGTTATAAAGCCGGTAGACACTGCTGATATTATAAGAAGATGTGTTAGAGACGGGATTTATTCAGAATTATTTCCTGAAAAAATCATTACGGAATATATTGAAATAACGAAAGATGATACAACTGAAATTATTCGTGATTGGGGAACAAAAAGACTATATTCTGAACAAATATTCAACATTGACACAGTTGGCCAATGCACAATTAACGCAAGTGTACAATATAATAGGCTTACATTGCTTTCATATAGTTATATTCCGGTAACAAAAGTAACAACAATTACAGAGACAAAAGTTAAATTATTTAGCCCATATATAGGGGCTGGCATGTTGGTAAACAACGATATATCTGACTATATGAATCTAATACCAACAGTAAGTGTCGGGTTTTTCATAAAAGAAAGATATGGAATCAATGTTCAATATGGAAAAATGCTGAAAGACAAAAATAATTTATACGGAATATCGCTTTTATACAAGTTCTAAATCTATTTATATAAAAATATATTTATGCCTAAAAATACAATTAAAAATTTAGCGAAAAAACTCAATCAAAAAATTAATGAACTTGATACAAATGGAAAGAAATGGATTGGTTATGATGGGCTTTTGAATATAGAAACATTTGCGTTAATAACGCTTTTTTTCATGATATTTTTTAAAGCATATGTATCAGCAGGAATTAGTTTGTTGCTTTCTATTGTAAAATGTTATACTGATTATAAAAAAGGCCGTTCTAATGAAAAACACGACCTAATATGTGCAGGAATAGGGATTGTGTTTGGATGTATAATTGGTTTAGCTCTTGCAATTTAATTATTAAAAAAAAGATTTTTAAATGGAAGAAAATATAGGATATCAAGGTTATCAAGGTCCACAAGGTCCTAGAGGCTATCAAGGACCTGCCGGCAATACTGGGTGTCAAGGTTCAACAGGGCCTCAAGGAAGAATTGGAGCACAAGGTAATCAAGGCTATCAAGGCGAAAAAGGGCTTGATGGCGCACAAGGTAATCAAGGTAAAGTTGGCCCACAAGGTTCACAAGGGCCTCAAGGAGAAAAAGGTATAGGTGAACAAGGATATCAAGGTAAAACAGGCCCACAAGGATATCAAGGTCCTCAAGGCGCTAAAGGGGATAGAGGACTAGATGGTGAAGGGTCACAAGGCCCACAGGGTCCTTCTGGTCCTAAAGGAGAACTTGGCCCTCAAGGAAGTAATGGTGCACAAGGTCCTATGGGCGATTTTGGACCAACAGGCCCAATGGGTCCAACAGGTCCGCAAGGAGACCTTGGCCCGCAAGGACCACAGGGAGAAAAAGGTGACCCAAGTAATGTTGAAGGTCCACAAGGCTATCAGGGTCCAATAGGTTATCAAGGGCCACAGGGTGAAAAAGGTGACCCAAGCGATGTAGAGGGGCCACAAGGTTATCAGGGTCCAATAGGCTATCAAGGGCCACAGGGTGAAAAAGGTGACCCAAGCGATGTAGAGGGTCCACAAGGTCCACAAGGCCCAAGAGGGTATATGGGGCAAACAGGAGAAAGCGGAGAATCGGGTCCAACCGGTCCTACTGGCCCACAAGGCCCTATAGGAAATCAAGGGCCAATTGGTCCTACAGGAGCAGCTTCTGATATCCCAGGACCAAGTGGTAGACAAGGTTATCAAGGGCCACAAGGTGCTGATGGTGCTGACGGAGCACAAGGTCCACAAGGTGAGAAAGGACCAATGGGAAGTTTGGAAAATGCTGAAATAAGCACAATAACTATTGGAGGTCAAGGGCCTATTGATACATTTATGGAATTTTTATCTGAATCTGAAAATCACTATAACATACCTTCTGGAAAATTAATTATTAATGGGCAAGATTATGGCACTATTTTAAAATACAAATACGGTGACATTAATGTGGATATAGAAGGCAGTAATCAAGGATTTTATCTAATTGATGAAAATGGCCAGCCAAATGTTATTAGTTCATTAATGGATGTTGTTAGAGCTGATGAAGGAATTTCTATAGGCCACACTGTTGATGGCGATGGAGTTCATACATATACGATTAAAGGAAATGGACAAGGTGGAAGCGGTTCACAAGGCTATCAAGGCCCAACAGGTCCACAAGGCTCTGATGGCGCTAACGGTGCTCAAGGGCCAACAGGTCCACAAGGCGCTGATGGAACTGACGGTGCTCAAGGGCCAACAGGTCCAACAGGTCCACAAGGTGCTGATGGCACTGATGGCGTTCAAGGGCCAACAGGCCCAACAGGTCCACAAGGCGCTGATGGCGCTGACGGTGCTCAAGGACCAACAGGCCCAACAGGAACATTTACAGGACATACTGCAAGAGTAACGATACAACATCAGAACGGAGCAAGTGCAGATACGTTTACTTTTTATACAGACGAATCGCAAAATGACATTACAATAATTGATTATTCAGGCGGTGGAGGAGAATATCCAGTAGTCGGTCCTACAGGACCAACAGGTCCACAAGGTGCTGATGGCACTGATGGTGCTCAAGGACCAACAGGTCCAACAGGTCCACAAGGTGCTGATGGCACTGAAGGCGCTCAAGGACCAACAGGTCCGACAGGACCACAAGGTGCTGATGGCACTGAAGGCGCTCAAGG